CCACCAGGGAGTTGGGACCAACGGGAAAGGTGAGCCCCGTTGTAGCTAACCGTCGTGCCGGAGACGGAGATACTGCCTTCGTCAGTTCCTTCTTGCCTAAATACAACTAGCGCTCCGTCGTCGGTATTGCGATTAACGAATAAAGGAATTTCAGCGTCTCTGCTAAAGGCTGCGGTGCCAAAGGGAGCAAGAGAGATACCTTGTACGTTAATGTCGGCCGAAGATTTGCCTACCCGAAGGAATCCATCGCTCGTGATGCGTGCTCGCTCCGTCGGGCTGCTCGCTCCGTCGGCGGTGGTAGAAAACATTAGCCTGCCCGGCATGTCGTTAGTGCCGGGGGTGCCGTCTACAATCCCCTCAATAGCCGCCGCTACAAGTTGTTGAGTGCCATCAGTTCCAACAAACTGGACATTTCCAAGACCATCGCCATTTGACACCAAGGCTTGTGATCCAACGCTGGTGCCGCGTGACTTTATTAGTTGAAAATATGCCGGCGCAGAGTTGGCAGAGTTATTTGTAATTGTGCCAAGGGATGTACCAAAGGTAGTGCCTTCGATTTGAAGGGCAGCACCAGTACGGTTACTAGACGTGCCAACTAAGAGCCTGCCGGAGCTGTCGATGCGGGCGCGTTCTAGCTGGCCAGTATAAAAGTTAATATTACAACCAGTGCCAACAAGTTGTCCAAACTGAATATCTTTGTTGTTAACGGTACTAAAGAGTCGAATTATTCCAGCATTGTCGACATCAACATTAAATACCTCTGTATTGCTTACATCTGTTAATGTAATTTGACCTCCTTCTCCACCGGCAGCCTTTGAGCGAATAACACCTACAACATCAAGAGCTGTACCAGGACTCGTGGTGCCAACCCCCACCTGCCCATTCGCATCTACAAACAACCGCCCCGTGCCATTAGTTGAGATGGCTACTTGGTCTGCGCCGGGAGAATATAGTCCAGAATTTGCGTCGCCGCTAAAAAACAGTCCTGGAGTGGAAGCACTGCCTGCAATAATCCCAAGCGCACCAGTCATCGTGTCGCCAGTCGTGTTTACAAACTCACCAGCTTCACTGCGCCACGCAGCACCATCCCAGATCTTGAATACATATGTGCCCCCACTTGTATCTAGCCACTGTTCTCCCAGGGAATTACCAGCAGTGCCACCACTCGCAGGACTCACGTTAGGAGCCCCACTTCCCACGTGAACAGGCCCCACTTTTACCAAGCTGCCATTGCTGTCCTTGAAGAACATGCCAGGACTGCCACTCGCATAGTTAATGGCTACTTGCCCATCAACCATAGAAGCAGGATTAGGACGCTTAGCCAGCGTCGAGGAACGTAAATGCTGAAGAACGCCAGCCATAATTAAAAGCCTTTCAAAACTAAAAGACTAAAGAGTCTTTCGCAATTCTAAAAGGCTTTTTCTGCAATTGATTAGAAGGTGCCCTCATCAATGATGGCATCAATTGTACCAGCAGAGAAGTTTCCGCTGCTATCACGAGCAACAATGGCATTAGCAGTATTGGCGCTAGTAGCCGTAGTGGCACTATTGCTAACTTTTCCAGCCGTAGAAATAGTGGAAAGCTTAGTATCTGCAATGCTACCAGCCAACATTAAATTGGTAACCGTACCGCTATCGCCAGTGGTAATAATCGTACCAGTAGTGTCTGGCAGTGTCACCACCTTGTCTGAAGTGGCGTCAGCCGCTGCAAGCTGAATTTCAAAGGTGTTATCAGTGGCACCTTCGAACAATAATGTTCCCGCACTGCCAATAACCACTTCGCCAGTAATAGTACCGCCAGCTCTTGGCAACGCAGCGTTGGCCAAGTCATAGGCATTCTTAACTGCAGTGGCAGTAGCAGCAAGTGTAGAGCTTGTAGTACTAACACTGTCAGTAAGAATGACAGAACCACGAACACTTGTCGTAGCATCGGGAATCGAAATGACGGCATTAGTGGTGCCGCTCACAACAGTGATAGGAGCGTTTGCACTCACTGAAAGCACAGTGCCACTAGCAGGTGTCACCCATCTCACGCCAGTGCCCATCGCTGAATCAGCCGTCAACACTTGTCCATTAGTGCCAACTGCTTGCTTCAACAGCGTTGTGCCACTGCCAACAAGAATGTCACCTTTGGTATAAGCATTAAAGCTCGTGCCGCCATAACCAGTGGCAAGAATGCCGCTTGCCACATTGTTTACATTTCTGCATTCAGTGCTAACTTCTTCGATTGCTGCTTGCACGTTCCCTGCGGCAATGCTTGCAGCCGGTGAGAATGAAACCTGCGTAGCGGTTTGAGAAAGGTAGGTGGAGCTAACATCCACTTCCGTCCACGCAGTGCCATTACAAAGCAGAATATCAGGCGGCTGCAAAACAGTGGTGGGTGCTGGTGATACGCCGGTACCGCCGCTTGATACCACCACGTAATAACGATTGAACGTGGTTGATGGAGTGGGGAGTCCACTGCCAACCACCAATCCAACTGCAGCACCGTCTGCGCTGGTGCTAGCAATAGTATTCCCACTTGCGTTATAAGTGCCGGCAAAGATAATCTCACCAACGGAAATGCCCACTGGGTTCCAAACGTTACCATCCCATAGATAGAGATCTTTCTCCAATGGATTGAAGAAGAATTGTCCAATAAAATCGGCGACTGGCGGGGCTTCACCAAATTGGCTAACGGAATAATTGGCGAGCTTTGAAGCAAGAATAGAATCGTCTGCAATCAATCCACTGCCGAAAGAGCCAGTGGTAATTTTGCTTGCCGGAAGAGAAGGGATGTCATCAGCAATCAAGCTGGTCTCACCAGCGCTAATATGACCTTGCTGATCTACGGTTACCTTGTAGTAGATGCCCGAAGCAACGCTGTTGGCGTGATTAAAAATGCCACTAACAGTGACCAAGCCTGTACCAGCTTGTGCTACGCCCAAGGCTGCAGTGGTTGCCTTAGGAAGGTCGTTGGCAGTGATGGCACGAAATACTGGGGCAGCGTCTGCGCCTCCACTTGCCGGACCAGCAAAGAAGCGCGATGCCACTTGTGTATTCAAAGATGGAATGACAGAGGCGCTAAATTCGTCTGGATAAACAGAGGCAAAACTATAAACAGTATCGCCAGAAATAACAATAGTAGAAAGACTGGACTGTCGCTGCCAAGAGCTACCATTCCACGTGTATTCGAAGCCAGTGCTTGTATTAAGCCATTGCTGACCAATAAACTCACCACTCCCAACAGGCGTAGAACCAGCAACAATAGCAGCAGAGTTGTCTGCCATCTTGACGCCGGTAACAGCACCATCATCAAGCTTTGCCGTAATCACCGCCAAATCGTTAATTTTTACGGATGTGACGGCAGAGTTTGCAATGGTAGCGGCAAAGGCTCCAGTACCAGCACCAGTGACATCTCCCGAAAGCGTGATAGTCTGATCGCCAGTGTTGATGCCAGTGGAAGTACCAGAGAAACTTCCATCTTGTACTGCCAATGTTCCAAGGTCGAGCGTAGCGCGAATATCTGCGACAGTGGCATCATCAAAAATAGAGCGTGCCGCTGACGTACAGACAATCTCTTCTACAGTTCCCCCACCTGCAGAGAATCTGCCAAGGATGACATCACTCGCGCTAGTGGCTTGAATCTTGTCATAGGACACTGCCGCATCGGCAATCTTGGCAGTCGTAATGCCGCTATCAATAATCTTGGCGGTAGTAACTGCATTACTCGCAAGCTTAGCCGCCGTAATATTCGCATCAACAATTTTGACAGTGGTAATGCCACTATCGACTAGCTTTGCAGTGGTAATTGCACTGTCGGAAATATTCGCAGTGACAATGGATGAGGAATCGTAATCTCCACTTCCCACTGTATTTTTTACGGCTAGCAAACCAAGGCCAAGCGTAGTACGCTGAGCGCTGGCATCTGCATCGTCAAGAATGGCACGACCAGCAGCAGTGATCGTGGTAGTCTCATAAGTGTCGGAAGCAGTGGTATAAATGAGCTGACCAGAAGCAGTGGTGAGTCCTGCAATGGAAGCAAGCGCTGCATCATAAGCCTGCACATCAGTGCCAATAGCCAAACCAAGATTGGTGCGAGCGCCAGAAGCAGTTGAAGCACCAGTTCCGCCATCTGCAACGGCAAGGTCAGTAATGCCACTGATTACGCCAGCATTGATGGTTGCATAAGAAATGGTGCCACTACTGAGCACAGCCGTGCCGCCAGTGATTGCCACGCCAGACGCGGCTTGTACTGCCATGGTGTCAAGACCAAGCGTTGTGCGTTGAGCAGATGCGTCAGCATCATCCAGAAGGGCCCTGCCAGCTTCGGTGAGTGTGATACTCTCAACATTGCCGCTACCCGCAGAAACCCGACCAAGGAGCACTCCACTCGCTACTTGCTGAATCTTGGCAAAAGTGACAGCATCATTTTCAATGGCCACCGTGGGAATGGAGCCACTTGCATAGCTTCCAGAAGGAATCGAACTCGCCGTGATAACGGTTCCAGAAAGCTCTCCAGAAGAAAGACCAAGCTTGCTAATTGTGACAGAGCCAGAAGCAATCTTCGCGCTAGTAATGCCGCTATCAACTAAGTTGACAGTACCAACTGCATTGGCGGCAAGTTTTACCTGTGTAATCCCACTATCAACAATATTGATGGTGGCAACTGCATTGCTTGCTAGCTTCGCCTGGGTGACGCCACTGTCGACAATCTGAATGGTTCCAACTGAATTGGAAGCCATTTTTGCCAACGTAATGCCGCTAGCAGCAATATGAATAGTATCAATGGCGTCAGCGCTTACATTGACCCCGGTGATGCCACTAGTTTGAATTTTGGCGGAAGTGACGGCACCATTAAGAATTTTGGCCGTTTCCACTGCATCAGCGGCAAGCTTGCCAGCAGTAATAGCAAGATTGTTTACCTTGCCAGTGGTAACACTTAAGTCTTCAAGAAGAGAAGTGTTGACGGTGTTGCCAGTGGCAACAATGCCAAGCTCAAGCGTAGAGCGAGCAGCGGCAGCATCCGCATCGTCAAGAAGCGTGCGAATATAAACAGTACAATCAATTTCTTCTACATTGCCAGTAGACGCACTGCGTCCAAGGAGCTTGTTGGCACTTACTTGCTGGATTTTGTCGTATGTAAGCGTATTGGTGGCAATGGAAACGCCGGTAAATTTTGCAGCGCTGCCTTGATTGATCTTGGAAATATCAAGCGTTGAAGCATCGGCAATGTTAAAGCCTGCCTGAATCAGGCTCTTCACTTGCACCTTCTTTGTCTGACTAGCGCTAACGTCTGCAATAGGCAGCGCGTCATTTGAAGCCACGCCTCCCTGAGGAAGTTCAACGAGTTCCGTAATTCTTTGATCGGCCATCTCTCAGAAGGGCAAAGCTAAACACAGTCTAGTCTCAAACAATACTAGCTATTATTGCAAATGGCCTTTCATTAAAATTAGTCAGTAACTTCTTTTAGCAAGTAATCAAGGCTTTGCTCAAGATAAATCGCATCAGTGTCCTCCTTAAGGATATATTCGGGAGGCACTCCTACGCGCAGTTTAAATTCGCCAGTGGTAACAAAGTCGATAGAACATGAAACCAGCGCATCAGCGGCAACTGTCACGCCAGCCCTTGTTACAACTGCTTGGATGTCATAATATACTTCCTGTCTGAAACCTGGAGATTCCTCGACAGAAGAGATAGAAAGCAATGCGCCAAACTCGCTTCCCACGTCTAGACGATTGATGACTTGCAATAAAAATAATGGCACCTCTTGGTTCGCTACAGATTCGTAACTAAATAAACATTCAATGCTGCCATTGCCACTTAGCAAGCCCGCCGAGTACTGCTGCTTGAACTTATCTGACAGACTTGTTGTTTCCATCGCAGCTCTGTCAGTATTAATCTCAAATGATGTGACAGACCCCAGCGTATTGTATTTCGTATCCCTTATGCTAATTGTCACCTCGATGGGTTCACCGTAGAATTCGGCCAGTGCATATTCATTGGCTCTTTCATTATTTACGGCATCGTTAAAAGTGGGAAACAGCCGAATTCCCCCAGCCGCATTTATATTGGCATAGGCTCTGGCGTTATCCGCGATAATATAGTCACCCAGTCGAAAATCAGTGTAACCCTCTGGAGGCAAGTCGCTACTGGTGCTAATGTCATCATCCAGCCAGTCCGAAAGACCTGCAGTGCTTCCAGGGGACCACACCACAGCGCCATATCCATCTACATCCGGCCCTGGAATCTCCCAAAAAGTGGAGGGCAAAAAAAGTAGCCCTCTGGGATCTTCTGTGGAGATTTCCAAAAAGTCTCCAATGATTACATTATCTTCGCTTTTGTCAAAACTAAAACGATTGAGCAGTGTATTAACGTCGTCAGGCGAAACGCTGGTTACAAACGTGGTATCCCCTCCACGCTGAAGCTTAATGGCGCCCGTATAGCCAACAAAAAACGTCATCTCGCCTCAGCGCTTATTCTTTCATTGTACAAACAATGCAAATGACAAATTAATGCTCTTATCAAGTGGTGCCAGTGAGAGTGACGCTAGTGAGGGGGCCATTGATGGTAAAGTTAAACGATACGCTAGTTAGCTCGTCAGTAGACGAGCTAATGCTGGCACTATTGATAAAAGCATCGGCAACAAAAGACTGACTTGTTCCCACTTCAAAAGTAAGCGTCACTTCATCACTATCAGTGATGGCACCAGTTTTTGCAATCCTTTCCAGAAGATTTGTCACATCAGTAGTATCGCCGTTGTAATAAGACAGCGTCGCGCTACCAGTGCCACTAAACAGTCCAGGGGTGAAAGTATTTGCAGTGTCTCCCAATGCTGTAGTGTCCAGCATATTCACTGATGTGTCAAGCGTCCAGTTGCGCACTTTCGACACTTCGCTTCCGCCAAGGCGTAGCTTACCAGTGCGACCAGTATAGAAAGGCATTGTCTTAAAGCTTTTTCTTTATGTTAACAGGATTTGCCGATGGGGTTAGTCAATGAAGAAGGCATCATCAAAATTAGCGATTTTGGAAAGAGTGGAACCACCCACCTCGTCGCATGGATGCTCAATGGCACTAATAGTAATCTCCCCTTCTTCTTCCATTGACACTTCAGTTGTGCGAAATACTCGCTTAGTGGTCAATTGCGTGCCAAGAACAAAGAGCCACCCTTCGTAATCTGTCAATGCAGGCGATTGGTTATTGCTAATAGCGATAGACGAAAGCTTGGTTGGACTATTTTGTCCATCGTAAAGCAATATGGTAAAAGAACCATTTACAGCATCTTCGGCCAAGGGGAGATTAAGTTGTCCATTCGCTTCTACCACGCCACTGCGCACATCGTCCCATTGATTTTGATCAAGCTGCACATAAATATAGGATCCAGGAGCCACTGGACTTTCAGTGGGAAAGGTCTTAAATTCAATCGCACGACGAGAAAATCGTCGTTGTTGGCACAATAGCTTGCCATATTTAATCGCTTGCTCTCTGTTGCTTACAAAACCAGACAAGTCGAAAGTTTGCCGAATGCTATTTGCTTCTATTGCATCTTGGCGTCTAACTTGAACGCTTGTGTTTACGGGAAAAGAATTGTTATTTGCAGTGTCTCGATAGACAATGGTGGCAATCAAGTCTTGAGTGCTATCGCCGTAATCAATAAATTCCTCCTTGTAACTGTCCTCTAAAATATTACCTTGATTAAACAAAGCCTGAATTTGCACTTGCCTTGAAATTCTGTAAAGAGTGTCGTAAGGGACGGCTGGGATTAGTGCTTCTTTCCCTCCAATGCGAGCAAATTCAAGCAAGCTAAACGGAGCTGTCTCCGCCCAGAATTCTCTCCATGATCCAGGATCAGCAATCACTGCATCCATGAAAAGACTATTCGCTTGGCAAAACCTCTGGGACACGCTTAACTGTCTAGTGTCAATGCCATTAATATTGGCATAAACTCTAATTCCATTCTCTTCGTCTAAAACAGTGTCTAGAAAAATCTCTGGAGCGTAGCTTGTAGATTTAGAGGGATTATCTTCGTAGTTACCATTTGCATCCAAAAATTTCCTTACCTTCTTACCCCTAGTCACCCATGCGCTAAGCGAGCGCAAGTCTTTAATCCCTTGTCCACTATAAATATTGAGACCAATCATTGACATGCCCACATACACATCGCTGGTCAGAGCTTGCTTTTGCTGTTCAGTAACAGCGACAAGGGAGATCTCTGGGCCGCTCTCAAAGGAGAACGAAATTTGAGTGTCGCTACGTAAAGAGAAAAGCCCCCATTCGTCAACAAACTTAGGCACGTGATTTGATGGCGGGCGGAGATTGACAGTCTTTAAGGGAGCACGTCCTTTGTAAACGATGGAAAAGCCATTATCAAAAGACAGTTGCCTGCCACCTAGGCTCCCACCATATCCAGTGGTACGCAGATACACCATCTGCATATTGACGCCACCATTATGAGTGCGCAGTTCTGCTGCTAAATCGACAATTGGATCAAGCTTGAATTGCCACTTGTCCTTAGATGGGGCAATAAAACGCAATCCTACATACCGATCAATTTCCTGCCCGCTCCTAATGCCAAACACATAGGGGACGAGCTTGTAGGAGGCCTCTTCTGGCTTTTTATACCAAAGCCAAAACATAGAAGTGCGATTACGTGCGCCATTGTCACTATCTTTGTGACCTTGTTGGTCCACTTCTGCATATTTATTCATCCTTCCTTGAATGCGCTGAAACACTCTTGCCTTAAAGGAGAAGTTAATTACTTCACATTTTGTCACTGCTTCATATCGCACTTCCTCAATCTTGGCTAGGCATTTAGTATTAAAATGGTCGTTCCAAGCATCTTCATTATTTAACTGCTTGGTAATGGCATCAAGCTTTTGATTGGCTTCCGAGTAGCGCCTTGTCCAATCATCTTGTGCAGCCTGCTCTGCAGCGGAATCGCGGTCTACGTTACTAGCAGCTTGTGCTCGGTCCTTTTCAAGCCTTCTTTTAGTTTCCTTTAATTTGCGGCGCTCTTCTTTTAAATTGGTATTTTTGCTGCCGTCGTAAAGCCCTTGCTCAATGGCGCGAGTAGAAAGCCTTGCAAATTGATCGCGAATTTGCACCCTTTTTTCTTTCTTGCTATTTATCCTGTCCTTCTTATCTTTCTTTGCATCCTTTAGTTTTTTCTTTTGGGCATTGGTTCTATCATTAGAGGGAATTTCAAGGATGTCAGAAATTTCATCTTGAAGATTTTCAATCTGGTCATTTAAGGTCTTGATATCTCCCTCTAGAGTATCAATGGTAATTCTAATGCTCTGAAAAACACCCTCCCCGGCGACAACGTTTAGCAGCTCTTGGCCGCTTAAGTCACCCTTGAGGATGGCAGTAGCGCTCTCGATTGCGTTATCCGTTTCAAGCAGTCTTTGATCAAATTCAGCTATTTTGCTTGAACCAGGTCCCGTATAGCGGTTGGCAAATGCAGCGCTTTTTTCAATGTTTAACGCATTAATGGCGTCCTCTGCTTCTTGCTTTTGGCGACGCAAATCCTCCTCGTTTTCTTGGTATCGTGTCGTGCCATAATCTTCTTCACACAATACTCCGCTCTCGACACACTCAAGAACAAACTTTCCCTCGATGTCGCTCCCTCCATCAATGTCATCGGAAGCTAGTCGCATTTTTGCAGCACCCAGCTTGTAAGTGGCAGCCGAATCAAATGTATTGATGTAAGAGCTGCGTAAGTCAATAGCAGCTCTTTGCACATCTTTTGTTGGCTTACCATCGTCTTCTTCGAAGACAATGGTAAGTTTATTGCCCACTGGAAGCCTGGGTCGAACACCAACGGCGGGCCAAGTTTCAGGCCAATAGGATCCTCTTCCGTTTACATTTATACCCAGCGAATCCTGCTTAAGTCGCCCTTTGTCGTCCCGGTCTTCTACTTTTACCTTGAGCGGTACCACGTCATACAGTCCCAACGATGAGCTGGTACTGGGAGAGAACGTTTGGCTATAACCCTGCGTTCTATTTTGCCCGTTATTAATGACAGTGCAAATTAAATCAGCATTGGCCGTATAAAGGGGATCCGGCGACGCATCCAATGGGAGTTTTTTATCGCCAAAAGCAAGCCTTCCCGATGCTTCATTTGCATAAAGGAAGAATCGCTGCGAAGCCAAATCCCTCAATGGTGTTTGTCCAAATGCCGTGCGTTCATATCCAAAGGACTGGATGGGACCAGCTCCAACAACTGCGAGCATTTGCATGAGCTGACTGGTACCAAAGCTATGCACAGCAGACCAAACCAAAGAAGTATTAACTCGCAAGCCTCCTGCTAGTTTGTTTTCATCAATGTTGGTATAAACCAAATTGACCAAGTCTCCGTAGCGAGCCACTTCTTGAAAGGAATTGAAGCCGTAACGCGGAGCAAAGAATTGATTGCGGGACTGACGCCCCATCTTTTGACTGGGAGCTTCTGGCCTCGGGGCAAGTAGAGCTGCGCCCACTTGCGCCACCGTACCAACAATGGAAAGCACGAGAGCAACTGTTCCCACTTCTAATCCATTGCGCACGTCAAGTATGGTACCCTCCTTCTCATCTCGATAATTTAATCTTGCTAAATAAAACTGCCAATATTCTTCTTCTGAAATTTGCAGAGCATCAATCAGCGTGCGTTCGTAAGGAAGAAGCTTTCTCATTGTTCAACGTCTGGCAGCATTTTGAAGAGCTTTAACGACGGGAAGGATGGAGACCAATATGACCTACTTCCTCGGGATACTGTAAATATTCCCCCATCATAAACCACTCCTATTGCTATCTCGCCTCCTGACCGTGGAAGCATGATTGCCACATTGCCATTTTCTTTTTCCTTTGTTCTTTTGCCATTGTCAAACAACCATCGAACAATACGCTTCATTGGCAAATTCCCTGAGTCGTATTCATCATATGCCCAGCGAAAATGCTCTTCATAATCATGAAGCCCAAGACGACGCCTTACTTCGCAAACAAGCATGAAACAATCGCTTTTCCCATTGCCTTCACAAAAGCGCGCCCTGCGCTCATAATCCAGGCCAATTAAGTCATTCATCATCGCAGGGTCACTTCTGCATTCAATGGAAGAATGCCTGCGTTTTTAGACGTGAATGTACGGCGGGGAAAGCTTGCACCAACACTGTCCATGGCAGAACGAAAACGAAGCTCAACAGTGGTATCATCAAAAGAAGCTCCCACTCCCACATAGAATTCTTCGTATTGCGCTGTCGCAGAAGCAAGGCTGTACGATGCATAGTCAACAATATTACCAGTGCTAGCCATCCATACAGTCTTTAATGAAAGCTGACTAAGTCTATTGCCATTGCCCTCTTCTACCATTGCAATGGTAAATTCACTATGCGGAAACAATAGGCGCAGGATGCTATTGTCTCCATTCAATGCAGCCAATGCCCCCTCGGCACGAAATGGCGCAAAGCGATAAGCCGGAGAAGACGTGCCAGGTACTGCCACTGCTGCAAAATCTTTTCCAAAGAAATAATTCTGGTAATAGTGATCACGACCAGTGGGCGCCAGCGTTGTTGGTGGCGTTTTAATGTAAGCAAAATTGGCAATGTGAACAGTGGTGGCAGTCATGATCAAGCGCCAGAATAATCCAGCTCGCCAATAAGTCTCACTGTAACAGTGCTACGTCCGTTGAATACAGTCTCCGTTTGGGGAGGCTCCGCATATTCCCACAGAATATTAACCGGAGCTTGAATCACATCCTTTAACGAAGAAGACATGCCAGAAAAAACAGCATCAGGCAAAGTAAAACGAGCATAGCTTCCGTACTGTCCGTAGTAATGATCCAGAATAGCCTTGGTATTGGTGTCGCTAATATTTTCAAACTGCAAATCAATGGTATGGCCGTATGAACGATTGCCGAATACGCGCTTAACAGTGGCTCCCGAAAGTCCACGATAAACTTTTACGGGAAATTGCCCTGGCGTATATGAGCGACCTGTCGGTCTAACAGAAGGAAATATTGCCATTAGCGGATACCAATGCTAGAGCGAGTGGAGGGGCTTTGCTTGATTCTATCCAGGGTCATTGACATGCCTTGACGAGCACCACCAGAAATAGAGGCACGGCGTGTTTCTGCCATTGCCACTTCCAATTGCTCCCTGCTAACGTATTCTACGCCATTGATCTTAGTAGTTTCAAACTTCATATTGAGAGAGGGGGCTTGAGGCATGCCTGGAGCACCGCCTCCCATGAGGTCACGAGCAGAGCGCCCACCAAGCTGCACGGGAATGCTCTTGCCATCAGGAAGAGGAACAATGGCTTCGTTGTACTTGCCTTCCCCTACAAGGCCAAGCGTGGGGCCGCTGACAACGCCTCCCTTGGCGAATGCTTGGAATGGAGCAAAGCCTCCTTCCCAGACAGCGCCATTGGCAGCTTTTAGCATGCCTGGCAACTGAGGAAGAGGATCAATGGCGGGAGCCCCTGGCACGGCATTCACTCCACCACTGCCACCACCACCACCCCCTCCTCCTCCCAGTCCTGCAAACAACTTCGCAATGCCAATAGCAATGTAAGTGGCAATCATTTGAGAAGCGGCCTGAGACAATGCTTGCCCAACGCTTTGCAGGAAGCTGGCAAATACTTCCTTGGCAGTAGCAGTGCCAGAAATCATGTTGGCAATACCTTCTGTAAGCACATTGGCAAATGCACTGCTTACGCCATTGATGGCACCTTGCAGTCCTTCAAATACGCTCCTGAGCTGCATTGCAACCGTCTCAATATTTGCCAGCTTCGTTGCATAATCGGAGTCGCCATATTGCCCCATTGCTCTTTCAAACACGCCAGCAGCGCTACCAGTGAATCCAGACCTCAGCCCTCCACCAATGCCACGCAGTCCAGCGCGAGCTTCTGTCAGCCCTTGCTCTTTTTCTAAAGCTGCTGCATTTTCAATCCGCAATTGAATTTGCTGCCTTAAAAGATCAATTTCACCTTTTGCCAGTTCTTTTTCGTCGGCGGAAAGCTGAGCGTAACGCTCCTTAACAGCTAGTTCAGCTTCTTGTGCTGCAGAAAGTTCTAAGCGGCCTGCCTTCAGGGCTTCCAATTGCAGGGTCTGGCGTTCTATTGCCATCACCTCCTTGTCAATTTCTTCAAGGATGGGTTCGGTAATTTTTAGCCTGGCAGCGCCAACGGCAATATTGCGATCTTCTTCTGCAATGGTCAAAGCATTGACTCGTGCGGCCTCTATATCCTTGAGCTTTAAGGCTTTGTCTACTGCAGATAAATTGTCTTTGTTCGTTTTTTCTACAGCAAGTCGATATTCCTCTGCTGTCTCAAGTTTGGCGGTTTCAAGTTTGAGTTCGGCCAAGGATATATCGTACTCGGTCTGAGATATAAGCTGTCCCTGTAATCGTTTGTCAAGACGCTGCTTTTCAATACTGAACTGTTGCTGAATAAATCCAAGCTGACTGCGATCATAGGTGTCAAGCTCTTTTCCTTTTTTCTTCTTTCCATCGCCTTCGCTTGGCGGGATGGGGGCAATCGCCACTGGCTGCTGTGACTGCTTTTCTTCAAATTGAATTTGCCTTTGGCGGGTTTCTGCTTCTGATTGCAAGCCCTGTTGGCGCAAAATCTCAGCAGTCACACTTGTCTTAGGAATGAATGTTCGTCCAAGTAAATCACGCCTAACGCCAACTCCTCCTTCCTGCAATCTTTTCGCCATATCGCCCTGCACTGGAACCACCTCTTCGCCGCCAAGTTTATAACTTTCTTTTGATTTTTGAAGATTCTGTAAATCTCTCGTATTCCTAGCGATTCTCTGCCCTTCTACTCGTGCCTCTGTTTGAGACATGCTTCGTATTGCTTGGGCAGCCCCCAAAGCCTTAGCTTGAGTGTCGGCCAGCGCTTGATTCATGCTCATGAATCTTTCAGTAAGCAAACCAATGCCAACGATTACAAGCCCCACCCCAGTGGTGGCAAAAAAAGTTCTAAGCATCAAACCAGTAACTTGAACCGCTTGCCCGGCCCGAATGCACTGAACAGTAAAAGTGATAAGCGCATAAGTAGAACGCGCAAAATTTGCGATCATCGGGATCAATGCCCGCAGATTTAATATTTGAATGGCAGTGGTCAGTGCGAGAATATTGATATACACTCGCGCCAGATAGCCCACAAAAGGATTTCCTGCAATTTGCAGCAATACCTTGCCCACCTCCAAGCCAATGCGAGCAAATTGTCCAAGCTGTGATACTAGTGCAGACACGTTCTGGCCAATTCCATCAAAAGCAGGACGCAAGCGTTCCAGCTCTTGCGCAATGGCGAAACCTCCGCTTGTTTGCGCTGCCGTACTCGCAAAGAAAGCGTTAAATCCATCAGAAATCTGCTTAATGCCAGCGGTTAAAGGCACCACCACTCCATTCAAGAAGTTCACTGCAACAGGCTCAAAGCTCTCGTATAAAAGAGTCATTGAGTTTTGCATGCGATTAATTACGCCTTGAAATGTCCGAGCAGCACCTTCGGCACCAGGGCCAAACTCTTGCTTCATAATCACGCCAACATTCTTCAGCAATGCAACCATTGCTTCTCCTTTATAGGCGCCATCTTCCAACGCGACAGAGAAATCTTGAATAGCTTTTGGACCTTTAAATCCAGCGGCTTCCGCAAACAATGCCATTGCACCAGGCAGCACGTCGCCTAGTTGTCCCTTAAGCTCTTCGCTCATGACCTGCCCCTTGCTGGCCATCTGAGCGAAGGCGTAGTTCACGCGATCCACTTTGTCTGCACTCATGCCAAACGTGGCGGCAGCTTGCGTAATGCCCGTGAATAGATCCCTCACTTCGTCACCGCTAAATCCAGCGGGAGCCATGGAAGCGTAAAGCTTCGTGAATCCGTCCCTAGCTGATTGCAAAGGTACGTTGTATTTCTCAACTAGATCAAGAATAAGCTGATTAGATGCTGCGGCTTCATTGGCAGTGGGTGAGATGGCACCAAGGGTATTGCGGAAATTCTGAAGTTGACTTACGGCCTCTCCCACTTGTGCCGGAAAGCTTTGGATGAATGCAAGCAGTTTATATGCTTGCCCAAATAGCAACACTTGTTTCGTAGCAAAGGCAAATTCGCTGCCAAGCTCTCGGATGACGCCAGCCCCTGGAAGATTGAGTCCTCCCATCGCACGAGCAAAACCGCCCATTCCACCAGCACCTCCTCTCCCACCAGGAGGCACTGATCCACCACCTGCGCCTCCTCCCGTCGCAGTAGGAATACTTGGCGCACGCATGAATGATTGCTGTCCCAAGCCCATTGTTTTAGGAATGACAGACAATGCCCCGCCTCTCCCCATGACGGATTCGCCACGCAACGCAGAACGAGCATAAGCTTCTGCAGTGCGACGCGCCATCATCTGCTCTCGCGACTCTCCCCCTATGGCATATCTACTTGGCTCTCTGCCTACCGCGGCTGGAAGCATTCCAGCCATGCGTCCGGGCCCTAGCAGCGACTGGCGAGAAACAGTAGTTCCAAGATCTCGTACATTTACTTGTCTGATGCCAGCGCGAATGGTGTCAAGGAAAGTGTTTGCTGCTTCACGAAGCACTCGCTTCATTTCCTCTCCCAGCGCAGAAGGAAGATAGCGTTGAGCGCCAAATGCAGTGCCAGGCAATGCCCCGGGGGTTACACCAGGAGGTAGTGCCCTGCCGGTATCAGAAGGGCCAATGGAAATGCGCTGACGAGGTGGAACTGTGGCAGGAAAATTAACACCAGGCAATGCTCGTGCTTGTCCAATTTGCCTGCCGATTTCTGCTGTACTCATCCCGCCCATCATGAGCGCCATGCGAGCGAGACGATCTAACATCCGTCGCATTTGACTAGTGGCAGACTTTTCTGCAAGTTCCATTGCTTTCAGTAGGCCAAGCTCGAAACCTTTGCCCGCATCTTCACCTATTTTCTTGAATTCTCTCGATGGAGATGCAATGCCCAACACTCCCTTGATGGTCTTGATTAAACTTTCACCAATGTGAGAAGCAGCAGCTTTTAATTTTTCGTTTTCGCTTGAAAGACCATTTAGCAGTCCCTCCATTGAATCACGTCCAACGCTTTCAAGCGCGGCAACCATAGAAGCTTTTGCCCTAGCCACCTCTTTGTCAAACTCAAGCAATCCAGCCTTAGCCGCTGCCTTATACAACTTGCCAACTTCCTTGGATCCCACTCCGCCAGATTGGGGACCGGGAAGTAATGCCCCCATGCCCATTTGCTGACGAATGCCTCCTTGTGCGCTGGCTCGCACTTTGGCGAGATTTTCTAGTTCCTTTGCAAGAGTTTTGGCATTTGCAATTTCTGCCTTTAAATTAGTATTTACATTGAGCGTGTAATTTCTACGCTGGATATTTGCACCAAGAGCATTCAGTTCATTCTGAACAGAGCGGCGGTCAAACTTCACCTGCACCGGCATGCTATAGCCAGCCGCTGCCTGCCCAAGTCCTGCTAATTGCTGCCTAAAAAATCCCAGGTCAAGACTTACCTTAAGTTTTAGTTCGGCGTCTTGAGCTGCCATCTTAATTTTCGCTTACTTTCCCTTCATTCTATAATCATTGCTCTTGACTCCGCCCACTAAAACTTTTTAGCTCATCAGCAAGCAATGCAATAACACGTCCGTCCATTTTTCTGGTTTTCATTAAGCGCTGAAGTACCGTCAAGCTTGCGTCAGTTACGCCATCGTCTTTCTTAATCTGTTTTGTATCAAACGGCAGGAAATCTTCAGGCTTAATTTTGCTCTTCTTGCCTGCCATCATGCCTGCTGCCATAGCGCCAAGCTTTGCCACGGCAACGCTTCCAACATTATATTTTGCAATGTCGTGGCGATCAAGATATTTAAGCGCACGCTTCACATCAGACAATGACTGCAGACCAAATTGATCTGCATGCCATCGCCTATCGCTAAGGTCTGAAGCGGAAAGACGAAAGTAAATTTCGTTCCAATCTGTCAAGCTTTTAAGTTGTTGCCTGGCTCGTGCTTCAAGCTTTTCTGCTACTGAGGAGAATTCCTCTTCGTCGCTTTTTTTGCTTCTACGGCCTCCTGCGTCTCAGCATTTTGCTCTTCGGCAATAAATTCCACCACTTTTGCGATGGCCTTACGAGGAAGTGTTTTGGTGTCTTCGATTTCCCAGTCAGGCAGGTCTTGCCACTCACCATCAATCATGCCCTGACCACGGGAACGAATGAAGGCGGTGACCATGCGGGCATTCGTAGCCTCGACGGACGAGCCACTGCTAATCATGCTGAGAGTTTCTTCCGTGAACTCAGACAGGAGTTCCGTCTCAGAAATGGATCCACCACCCTGCAGAAGCGTAAAAGCCTCGTCCAAGGGGATCTCACGGGATGCAGCGATGCGCTTAGCAAGCTGAACGGCGCGAATAGTGGCTTGGCTTTGCAGCTTGCTAATCTCTTCCTGCTCAATGGATTCAGCAACCAGCCAACTGCCATACTTCTTTAGACGAATTTCAGGCAATAGTTCAAAATAGCCTTCAGTTTTGGTCTGGACAAGGAAGCTGTATTTGCTCATGATCGAGAATGTTAAGCAATGCGTTGAACACCTTCACTCGCTCATGGGAAGAACGAAACTCTTTGGGCACTTCAACCAGCATTGAATGATTGTCGTTGCTTATTCTAATGGTGCTTTCTCTGCAAGAAATAAGGCACAAAATACCCACTTCCAACGCAGAGCCATCTACGAAACAATTGATGGCATGCACTGTGCCATCCCCACTTGACAGATAGTCGATTTTCATTTGTTCAGAGCAGAACGAATGCGAGCTTTAAGCTCGCCGCTAACCCCACTACTGTCAAATAAATCTCGCTGCTGGAACGCATCAGTCCACTGCCTAGGAGAAAGATTGGTGCTCAATCCTTCGTGAACATACCAAGCATACCCCCTTCCGCTATCGTTCTTTGCATTCCAATTCCAAGAAGCGGCAACGTCTACGCTTCCTTGCGTGATTGAAAAGCTATCACGCCCACTTCTGTAAAGTTCTCCTAAGTCAAAAATGTCACGAGGAGTGCCTACAACAGCTCCATTTTTTCTTTCTGTCTCACCATCGTAAGACCATCTTTCCTCAAGAAACTGGCCACGAAAATAGTCATTCACATCAAAGCGCGTCCAGGTTTCAAAAGCTTTCGTAAGCTTTGCCTCAAGCGTCTTGGTATTAAGAAGTTGTCCACCAACAATAGTTGCGCTCATGGTGCAATCAAGTTGCGAAGGATTAAATCTGGCACCAAGAACCTGCAGCGTTCATAGGCAATATCATCTCCAGGAAAATATCGTGGAGTGGCATCAGGAAATCTACGCACCATTCTGTCCATCGCCAATGCAAGAGTGTTAGCGCTAGGCGTATATTGCACTAGCACCACTTCCCACACTTGCGTCACCTTGACTGTGCCTCCCAATGGAGAGCGAGGGGCGAGTTCTGGAAATTCGCGCATGGTCACTTCTAGCCCTTTGGCTTTCCACTCCTTGGGCACGCTCTGTCTTCCCACCACATACACGGCAGGAAGTGTTGAATTATTTGGCAACGTATAAGTGCCAATGAGATTAGGTGATGCAGAAAGCAGCTCAGTAACTGTCTCGCGCAGTTGTGAAATGTTCATTAAAAAGCCTGTTCCCGTAGGAACAGGCTAGCGAAGATTCAATAAAAGAATCAGGAATTAGGAGCAGTGGGGATGATGCTGCCAGTCTCAGAAGCATTCTGGTGAATGCCAATGCGGCCACGGCTAATCAAATCAAACGTCACTTCAACGAGGTTATCAGCAGGATAGCTTTCGTTGTAGTTCATCACACGACCAGTGTAAGCCACTCGGTCATAGTAGAACGTGGTGCCAGAAGAGCCAAGCTGCTTGTTAATCTCAACATACACTTCAGCGTTCTTGTCGTAACGGCCAGTGGCAATCACTTGGAAAGCTTCGTCAAAGCTGTTGGGGATGAAGGTGGTACCATCAACATCCTTCTGGAAGTAGGCAGTGATGGAAGTAGTGGCTTGGCTGGTAACAATTACGCTATCAGAGAAGCCGCCGCCGCCAAGCAGATAGAACTCAGTGTTGCCATCATTGAAGGCAACAGAAGCCGTGGTGGCTGCTTGCAGAGTGTAGAGAGTAGGAGCGCCGCTAACAGTAAAGGTGGCGCCGCTCTGCGTAATTACAGGGCGTGCGATGCCACCGATAGAGCCCACGCGGACAATCACGTCCTGGCTCTTCACTAGCTCAGTGGGATGGTAGAGCATTAGAAAATCCTCAATGGGAAAGAAGAGAAATCAAGCGTTGTCCACGCTTCCTTTGCCAATCAGTCTAAAAATACCCCTGACTGGCGTGCCTAAAAACTGCCAATAATGAATAGCAATTTGCTCGTTAGGCAGTAGTTCAAACCGCCCTTCTCTTCCATTGATTGTTGCCCTAGCAGAATCTCCTACAGTTACGCCAGATAGAGCAAGAGCGCTGGTCATCCTGCCTTCCATGTAGACGGCAGTCATGTCAGCGCCCAAGAGTTGGTCGTAACGAGGATTTTGTTTTTGCTTCAGCGTGGCATAGAACGTAACGCCCGTAGCCACTGGCACATAATTGCCAGTTTCATTGTCAAGAGCATAGCCTGAAGCCACACTAAATACCAAAGTGGCATTTGCAAGAGGCTCCAGAAAGTTGCTCATACGACAAAACCAACGGAAGAAAGAGGAAGATTGTTAGTCATCCGTTTGAACTCTTGGCCATATTGAGTGGCATCAAGTCCTTCGCCATATACTTTGCCTTCAGTGGCACCAATTTGAATGCCCATTTGAGCGAGTTGAATGGCGATGATATGAGCAGCAAGAAACTTTACTGCCCGGTCTGTTTGTTCCCCAAACACATCAGCCGATGCATCGTAAGTGGCTTCCGTGATGGCGCCATTGACAATGCCAGAAGGATGTGGACTGAATTCAGGGAAGCGCTCAAGAAAGCTGTTGTAAGTGACGGCCATAATCAGGCCTTCCCAATACGAATGGCTTCCACGCGCTTTGCAATGGCATTCCTTACTCGGATGCGACCTTCAATCTTTTTCCAATCACTCAGACGGTCTGAGTCATGAATGAGTTCAATGGCGCGAATAGCTTGAACGAGGGGAAGTTCGCTAAGGCTTTGAACATTTTCAGGCAGAGTATCTACCATCACTTGTTCTTGCATTTCTTCAATGGCGCCAATGGCTAGAAGCTTTTTAACGGCACCGTTTTCCTTTGCTTCCTTCCATTTCTCGTCAGGAATTTCCTGGTTAAGGCCAGGAGTGAGTTGAATAAGCCCACTCTTGGTAATAATGCCAAACCCTGCATCGCGAGGGGGATTTTCAAGTTCGGGGCGATAAGCGATGAGCATTGTTCAATAGAAACAATTGTTCATAGCTTAACGCCCCTCTTCTTGACTAACTATCCTCAGGCAGAAGCCTGAACGTAAATGACGCTCTTGGGATAGTACAGAGCAACGCCACCAACGCGAGCATGGGCGGGAACGATGAATTCCAGACCGCGCTGTTGAGGGGGGAACAGCTCAAGGGGTTGAGGAATGTGCAGTTGCACTTTCTCGGGATCGCGTTTGTACACCACCATGCGGTCAGTGTTCAGCACGCTGTTGTCAGCTTCCAACTGGTTGATGGGCTCAACGTTACGGATGTAGGGATTGGTGCGCAGGAAGTATTCCAGCACGGTCACGTCCGAAGAATCGGAGTTGCGAGTGGTGCTGATCTTGTTGTAGTCGGCATAGGACAGCAGAATGGTGTCCGGCTGCTCCTTCATCTTGGAACCATTGATGATGGCAGTCACGCCATAGTTCAGCAGTTCAAGCATTTCTTGGGCAGTGGTGCCAGCGGTGGTGAACCACTTGTCAGCAGCCACAACGTCCACGGTGGAGTTGTTGAAGAAGCCAGACAGACCCACAGTGCTTTCGCCGAAGAAAGCAACGCTTTCCACTTTCTCCTCATAGGCACGACGCACAGCAGCAGCACGACGCTGCTCCAGGGCGATGTTGGCCATTTGAGCGGCACGCAGTTCCTGCACGGTGTAGCCGAAGCTGCCACCGAACGAGCGGATGTTGATGCTCTTCTCCACTTGGCTGATGTCGGCACGGGGCAGATCGTCAGCAGCATCGGCAATCAGCTTGAACTCACCAGTGGAGTCCATGATGCGATAGGTGAAGGTTTGAGCACCAGGACCAGCTTCGCTAGTCACGGGCAGCACAGTCGGATATTTGATATCCGCATATTGCACTTCAAACACTTGGGGGCGAATGTACTCAAGCTGACGCTCAAGGAACAGGCCCGCATCATCCATACGGAATTCAGACATTTTTAAGAGCCTCCTATCAAGAATCAGCAGAGAGGGTGAAGCTCGGACCATTCAGCTCCAGAACAGCAAGACCGCTGCCAGTGGTGGAGGTGAGGAAACGAGCATTCGCGAGACGAACAGTCTTACCCGATGCAAAAGCATGGGAGAACTGACCAGCCTTGCCAGTGCCACTGGCGGAATACAGCACACGCACAGGCGATGCGGGGGTGACAGCGCCAGTCACGTAAACGGCCACTGCACCTTCGTTAGCCAGGTTCATGACCTGCTGATTCTTCACGCCAGGACGATTGTTAGCGTCCAGGGCAGTTTCGTCAACGTAGGTGAGCACGTTCACGCCCAGCACGGTGTCAGAAGCGCCAGAGATGGTCGTAGCAGAGTTGGCAACAGTGCCAGCAACGTTATAAACGGCAAGATTGCCGAAAGGAACAACAGCGCCGGTTTGGTTAACGCCAGTGGAAATGGTGTTGTCGCGGATGTCAGACAGTTGACCTTCCAGCAGTGCAGCATGCTCCAGAGCGTAGCTCTGTTGCACGCCACCAGCAGAGGCAGTGCCCGAAGCAGAGAAAGTTACGGCCATAATTACTTAGCCTCCTTAGAGATGGAGAGAGGCTTCTTCCATGCATTCTGCAGCATGTCCATATAGGACGAAGGAGCAGACACAGGAGAAGCAATGGAAGCTACGGCTTTACGCAGCTCGTCGGTGGTTACGGAATCTTTGCGACCCTCAGAGAGAGTGTCAAACATTGCCTGCACGTAGTCGTCGCTCTTCTCAGAGAGATCAAGCTCGTCACCACGCACTGCTTTAATGGAATCAACCATCACTTCACGGGCAGTTTTGCCAGCGAAGGCATAAGCTGCATCAAGAACAGGCTTGGCTTTCTCGATGAGAGCCACGCGCTCTTCCACCATGGAATCAAGATTGATTTCCTTGGCAGCAGCCAGCTCAGTGTTGAGTTCTTCAACTTGCTCAGCCAGAGCATCTGCACGACCCTCGGCGGAATCGCACTTGCCCTTCATTTCTTTTTGCATGGCGTCCATTTCTTCCTTCATTTTGGAAGCTTCAGACATCATGCCATCGTACTTTTTCTTCATGTCCTCGTAGGACATTTTGGCATCTTCCCGTTCTTTGGTAATCGCCAGAGCAACGCTCTCGCTCACCTCGAACTCGGCGCCATCGAAGTTGACCTTAGCAGTCATAGATGGATCCTCGTCGTTTGTAATTAAGGATGGATCAGCGGCATCTTGGCGATCAAGATGAAGCTTCACTTGCGGGCCAGCGCGGCCCCGACGAACAACAGCAATGTGATTTCCGAGGATTTCCTTTTGGATGCCATCGTAATTTTCGCCGCTGTCAGTAACGCCAGGCGTAGGATCGTAATTAACCCTATAGCCAGCGCTTACCTCACGAGCATCGCCACGCATGATACGCTCGATGGTATCTTGGTCCGTAATTGTCATTACGGCTTTGACGAAACCATTGTCGTACACCACTTCAGTGCCGCTAAATCCTACTTGGTAGTCTTTAGTATTTTCGGCATCAAGAAGGACGGGGGGGTGCTCAGAAGTGATTGCCTTGCCCGCAAAGGAAGCAAGACTATCGGGAGACGCCACTTCTATCTCGGGCCTGTATTCACGACGCACGGAACCATCAGCGTCTGTATAGAGCTGAATTCCCGTGCGAGCAATGGAGGCCCACGCCCGAAGATAACCTTCTGGCGTCACCTCATATTTCTCAATGGGAGAGAAATCGTATCGGCAAGAAATGGTGCTCATATATTTACTTTACCAATAAATGGCATTTATTATAAATACAACTATTCAAAACAGACTAGGCTCATGATGTTTCTAGCGAGGAGCACCGCCGACGTGCTTAAAATGCCGCATCAGCAGGCTCGTCTTCTCATTGCTTCTCGCATTAAAGAAGCCCGCCTTAACAGCGGGCTTTCTCAAAAGGATGTGGCAGAAGCTTTGCACATTAGTCAAAGTTCTTATTCTCGGATGGAAAGAGCCACGCTTGCTCCTGACTGCGTGCAAGTAAGAACTCTCAGTGGGCTCTATGGCATCAGCGTGCTGTGGCTGATGGGCTACCCATCTTTTATTGTCAATGCGAAAAGGGAGTGATCAATCCTCGTCGTCCTCGTCGTCTCCGCGAATATCGCGAAGCTGGTCTTCAATATTTTCCATAATATAGGACTTCGCGATAGCCTCAATTTCAAACGTGAGAAACTTAGCGGGTTCAAAATGGGGATCAGGCTTATCGTAAACACTCATCACATAGATGTGGGTTTCGTCAAGACGGCCGTTCTTG